TTACTCATAAACAATTCAGGACCATTTTCACCAACAATGTATGGAGTGTTAGCCGCAACTGGACCACCAGCAGCCTTACCAGTTAACATTGAGAAGAAGTCACTTGTGCCAGAGCCACCCAGGACACCAGCAATGACTTTTCTTGCTTGTATGCGAACAAACTCAGCAATGATGCTGTTGGCAAAGTCTTTGAAGTTTAGTTTGCCTGTTGTGACAAAGTTAACAATTAGATCTTCAAGTCCACGAGTCACACTTGAGAATATGCTTTGTGCTTGTTGTGCGGCATTGGTTGCACTTTCTACATAACTGTTAAATGCATCCTTCCATCCACCAGCAAATGTTCTTTGTGCTTCAAAGGTGCTTTGTGTTTGTTCTTTTTCTGCTTTGACTCTTTCAGCGGCTGTGTCTCTAATGCGTTTCTTTTCTTCTTCGCCCAACTGATACTGACCTTGACCAGCCACATTACCAAAGCGTCTTGTTTCTTCTGCACGAATTTCAGCATCAGCGGCTTTCTTGGCAGCACTTTCAATGTCAAGATATTTCTTCTCAATTGAAGTCAAGCCAACCTTGGCACTTTCATCCTGAAGCGTCTTCAATCTATCTTGCAAAGAGATTTGATTGTTCAGAAGCGTGACACGCATCTTGTCTCTGCTGATTGCTTCATTGTTGGCTTTGGTATCTGCCACTGAGGTTTCATATGTGGCATCATACAATTTTGAAATGGCTTTCATTTGTCTGCCAATCTCACCAATTTGAGCATCACGACCAGCACTTTGTGGTGTGGCTTCAAGCACTTTTCTCTTGCCTTCTAACTCAGCCAATTTATTGTTATAGCGTTCTGTAATTTCAACCAAACGATTGGTCATAGCAATTTGATCTTCGCCATCACCAATCTGAGCAGTGGATTTTCTTAGTCTTGAGGCCAATGCATTTTCATTGCGTTCATATTCAGAAGTCAATTGTCTTAGGCCAACCAATTCTTTTTCCCAGTATGGTGCAACTGATGGCTTGTCTTTTGTCTTACCCATGGCTGCTTCAGCCAGTTTGCGTTGTGCTTCAAGAGCCTTTTCAGCATCAGAGGTGTCTGGTGGTTTCAATGACTCTTCTAACAATTTGGTAACACCAAGATATGCAGCCGCAACACCACCCAGGGTCACTGCCAGAGCCAGAAGTTTGGTAAACACATTGCCTTTTTCTAATAGTTTTAATGCAACACCAAGAGTAATAATGCCTTTTTCTAAATCCAGGATTGCTTTGGTCATTGCAATGATGCCTAAGATAACTTGAGCACTGGCAAATGCAGCCATGGCACCTGCCGCCACCGTGACAACCTTCTCAACCTTTTGCATGTTGGTGTCTAAGTTCTTGATAAAGTCCAGGACACCAACTTTGTCTAACATACTGGCAAATGCAATGGTCAACTTGTCTGCGGCTGCATTCAGTTTGTCATGTGCCGCCGCGGCAGCAATCTGGCTTTCAGCCATCTTATTATACTCGTCTGTGGCATTTTTAGTGCCATCCAGAATTCCTTTGAAATCCAGAGTTTTGGCTTCTTTTCCAAACATGCGAGTTGCCAATGCTGTTCTTTCAGTAGTATCAGACATTGCCGCTAACTTTTGAATTGTTTTCTCTAACGCTTGTTCAGTGTTTAAGTTAGCAATCTCTTTCATTGAGAAGCCAAGTTTTAACAAGTTCTCTTGAGCAGTGGCACCACCTTCACGAGCATCATACAGGCTGTTGCTTAACTTGTTTAATATTTTGGAAAGTCCATCTGCAGATCCACCATTGGCTTGAAATGCATCACGCAGTTGTAGGATCTTAGGGATACTAACATCAGTTGCGTTGCTTAGGTCTACCACATTGTCAGCAGCCGCAAGTGCTTTCTGACCAAATGCTAAAAAGCCAGCACCCAGTAGCACACCAACAAGACTATTCATCTTGCCAGCAAACTCACCTAACTTGCCAGTAGCATTGGTAAAGCCTGTGGCAATACCTTGGGTGCCACGTTCAGCGGCACCTTTTAATTTGTTGGTTTCATCTGTAGCGGCTTTGATGCCAGTTAGATAACCTTTGTCATCCAGTTCCAGTGTGACTTTTAAACTTGTGGCCATATTATTTTCCTTTTAATATATTCTGAACTTCATTCTCAAGGAATTGTTCAGTAGGACCAGACATACCGTTTGGTGCTTGTTTGCTCCAACCAGTATCTAATCTCTCAGCATAAGGATAATCAGCCTCAATGGTATCCTTGGTTTGTTTTGTGTTGCGGCGAGCATTGCCACTACGAACAGGAGTGATTGACACAAAGTATTTGTATGCATTGGCAAGCAAACTGGTTTTTAGTTCAGCCATGTCAGCAAGTTCTGCTTCTAATGCCTTTGTATCAATTTTCATTTTCATTTCTATGCTTTTCCTTTTAGAATTGCCAGTAAGTCTTCCTGTTTATATTCAGGTTCCTTGCCATGTGCTTTGTCCTGAGCATGCTGTATAAATGAAACTGCTGTGTCATACACAAACAGATCAAATGTGCTAGCCCTACTCATGATTTCACTTGGAAGCACGCCATATCTGCTACTCATTGCATCTATGGCCATTACCATGTTCAGTTCAACTGAGTCCTCTGGCAACTGCTCGCTTGTTACTTTCCCAGCGTTTCTACTACCCTATTAATAATTTTCATCATTACATCAGTTGGGAAGATCAAGTCCCCTTGTGCAATCTGATTTCCTTCTTCATCTAATACCATGCTATTTACTAGTTCCACCATCTCACCAAAATTGTTTTGATGCACAGTTGCTAGTTTAACAAACTGACTCATAGGTTGACGATCCCAGATCCAAAACTCTAGGCTGTCTCCATATTGTTTTTGTATTTCTTCATCATCTAGTTCAATGCGAACTAGAACTGGCTTTGCTGCCAATTGTGTTAGTTTTAACGCCATATCTTATTGTCCAATCTTATCTTTTAGGTAGTGTATTGTGCTTAGAAGAAAACGCATTCTTGCGTCTGCTTGGTCTAAATCACTACGAGCACATTTAATTTCAGAAAAGCATTTGGCCGCTTCTGCTTCCATACTTTTCAACAGTTCAAATGTTGTTAACTTATCAAAAATCATATCATACCTCCTTGGGTATACTATACTTAGTCAAAGAAAAGCCCCCAGGGTAGGGGGCTCTTAATCACCAAACTAACTTGTGGTCAATTAAGCAATGGCAGACAATGTGTAGTCACCGTTAACTTCAATTGTTAGCGGACTTACCCATACTGGGCTATCAGCAGACACTTTTGGTGCCAAGCTGGATACAAAGCCATTGCCCATGATCAAGTAGTTGTCAGGAGTTGCACCAGCAGCCGCGCCACTTGGAGCAATCATGAATGCCACTTGTGTGCGGCTGTTGCTTAGACCAAAAATACCAGCAGTGATAGCAGTTGTAGTTGCACCAGTTGTTCCAAAGAACAGTGTTGGATCCAAAACAAAGTTGCCACTTAGACTGTTAGTTGAAACAGTAGTAATTACTGATTCACCTGCTTGGTCTAATTGCTTCCAACGGAATGAACCGTTTGCATTGTTGATAGTTACATCTTGTAAACCTGTTAGTTCAATGGCTCCTGCAACCAGTGTCAAAGCACCAGTTCCAGAATCAACAGCACTGTAGAAATCGCTTGAAGTAAGCGTAGCGTGTGCAGTTGCATCATACTTAACAAGGACAAGTTTTACGCGGTTTACCGCGGTTGTTGCGTTAATATACGCCATGTTGTTTGTTCCTTAATTAATTGTGTAAAACCTATACTCAAAAGTATAAGTTATGACATCTCTGTCAATAGTCGCATCATAATCAAATTCTTTTCTGAAAGAAGCAGGTATGTTGGACAAATCTTTTGCCGCACTTAATGTGGCCAATACTGAATCCGTATCAATAGGTCTATTCTTAGCATCAACTGTCAGATATCCTGTAATTGTTGTTACAGTTTCAAAGATGTCTGGACTGTTAAGCAACTGGATGATTGCTGTCTGTTTGGTAACAGGCTCATCAAGATAAACACGCT